ACCAAATAGAAGCAATGTCGACCACTATCAATAGGAAGACAAACAAATAGGTCACCATCGGTCTTACAGAGGCTCTGAGGTTGATTACCCACTGACTAGCACCCTGACCTATAGCGATGTCATGAGCGTACATTGCAGAGCGTTCCTGAGCTTGTGTCTCCATCTGAACTTGCTCTGTTCTAATTTCCTCTACACGAGCCTGTGCAATAAAGCCACGCTCCATCATCTGTAGTTCTCTTTCAGTCTGCATACGAGCCATATCCATCTCGTGTGCTTTATCAGACTTGTCCTGAAAGAAGTCCATCAGTTTAGGTAAACCACCCATTAGGAACGATAAGGCGGTTGAAATTAGTGTTAGCATTACTTGTCTCCCCAGACGATAAGATAAGAAACTACTGCAGCAACTAAGAAGCAATAGAGTTGGACTCGACGAACTGCTTGCATATCTGCATCAAACAGTTTCTTGTTTTGTGCTTCTTGTTTGAGTATTCGTTGTTTAATGACTAGAACATCGTCCCATGCTTTGGAACCATATTTACTCACTACTTCTGCTTTCATACGAAGTTCCATCTTCTTTACTTCTTGGACTAATTCGTATTCTTTAAGAGCCTTCACAACGGTAGTGTCAGGGACATACTGTTGTTCTTTACGCCTCTCAGCAGCTTTCTGTTGTGCTACCTCTGCACCGTCCTTCTGGACGTTTTCAATGCTTTTGGTTAATGATTTAGCACTTACACGAGCAGCATCTAAGCTACCTGTAAGAGTCTTGACTCCTTCGTTTATTCCATATTGTTCTGACATAATTCTTCATTGTGTGTATAGTGTGTATAGTTATTATTAACGAGCAGGACCAATGTCCCATTCTTCTACCACAGGAGCAGGAGATGGTTGTGCTGGAGCGTTATTGAACTCTGCTGGAGCGCCTTGAACGGTAACACTAGCGCCTCCTGTTGCTGGACCAATGTCCCAAGACTCGACAGGAGTAGGTTCAGGTGCTTGCATACTCGGCATATCACGTTGCACATAACTTGCGCCAAGCATGGCTGGTCGAGCAACTTCAGCACCGCCAAGCACACGACTAATTCTTTCAACTGTCTTAGCGCTGTTTGGGGTAGTAACAGCTTCTCTCAGAATACCCTTTGTCTCAGGAGACATTAAAAAGTTTAGAGTGTTTTCATCCGATAGTCCACCTTTTATACTGTTATAAATCCTACCCACAAGTCCTGTTGTTTTTCCAGCACCGTAACCACCAGCTAAGTATCCAGCAGAAGACATTTCAGCTAGTTCTGATGCGGTAAACCCACCAGTTGCAGCTTCGCCACCAAACTTCTGTTGATACTTAAAGAAGTTTTCTGCGTCTTTCATACGACCAGCGAAATCGTCAATATTTGTGTTAACAGCAAACGCCACCGCTTGACGCTCATTCGCAGGAAGTGTGTTAAATTTAGTGGATAACAACTTTAAATCCACGCCAGTTGAACCGTCAGGCAATACAGTCCGTGCAGATTGGACAAAGTCGTCATACATTACTTGACGAACACGCTTTAAATCCTCAGGAGCAGTATTTTCCAAGATTGCTGCCATGCGGTCTCGCTGTGCGTTGCTTAGTCCTTTTACAGTATTTAGCAACTCGTCCGTATCTACAGCGTTGATGTTTACATTCTTTAACTTAGCTGGTAGTCCTTGAGCAATAAAAGCGTTGTAGCTATCATAGCCATTTTTAACATCTTTACGAGCAGCGTCTAATAGCCGTGAAATCTCACGAATACGAGGAACGCTTGAGTTCTGTGCTGTGTTAACTAAATCATCTTTAAGACCACTAAAAATAGATGTAGCTATCTTTTCCTGTGAACCTAAAGAAACATTTGTTATTAACGACTCGCCTTTTTTTGCCTGAGCGCCAAACTCGCTTAACAAGGCTTGCATCTTTTCAACCGAAATACTTTTTCCCGCAATGTCACCCTTAAAACGATTTAAGAACTGCACTGCGGCAGCAGCGTCGTCTGTGCCTTGCTTAGAAAACGAATCAATTAGGTTATCAATTTTATTGACTGTGTTATTTGTAAAGAGAATGTCATTGTTTCCGCCCATTTTCTTAGCGGCTTCAAACTTACTTTTTGGAAGCAAAGTAATGTTTTCTCTTAGTCTTTGAACTTCACCGTCAACAGCTTGGTAAATTCCTTGTCCTGTTTTTTCTACAGGATAGCCGGCTTTGACAGAAACCCTAGCTCCTTTAGTTGCTTCTGTTGTAGCTTGTTTTTCAAGAACATTAAATAACTCAGAATAAGAAGGATTCTGACGTAAACGATTAACAACACCAGCAATTAATGGGTCTGTGCTGTCTTGACCACGAATCATAAAGTTGCGTAGCTTGTTTTCTCCGTCTGGTCCTAGTTGGTCTAGCATCTTACGAACACCACGGTTTTCCTGCCAGTTCTTTACACCGCTTGCTACTGCTCTAGAAACCATGTACGCTGCAGTTGTTAATTGAATAACAGGAGTACCTTCAAACAGCGCTTCGTCAGCAGCTCGTGTAGTACCGCCTAATAACATCTGCCGTGGTCCTCCAATAGCAGACATACCTGCGCCTTCGCCTAACCCAAAAGCAGGTGCTGACTCTGACGAACTCGCTTCAACACCCGGGAATACCTTTGGTGTTAATAGATAGTCTGTTCTTGGTGTTAATTTACCGGGTAAATCAGGCAACACTTTATCTAACGCAGAAGCACCTTGTGCCGCTAAATCAATTAAACTGGTCAAACCTCTTGGAACACCGACCAATAATCCAAGTCCTGCTACTTTAGCTTTTCCAAACAACCCGTCCATGGACATAGCTTCAATAGAGATTTTACGCTCTAAAACTTTAATCTCATCTCTTACTGTATCGGCTTGTTTCTTTAATGTTGCATCGGTTGTTTGCTCTAACTGCTTTAGACGAGCCTGTTTTGCAGTCAGTTCCTTTGACAGTGCTAAAACGGCTTCTTCAGATGTTTTGTAACGTGCCATTATAGACCTTTTCGTTTAGCGACATAAGCCTCATAAGGAAGTGCAGTAGCGCCGTACTTTGCTTTATACTTTGCATAATCGGCAGCAAACTCTTGACCTTTTGGCGCAGTTGGCGGAGCTGTTGGTGCTGGTGGAGATGTCGGTAATCCACCACCTCTAAGTGAGTCGATAAAGACATTGTTAGAATCAATCTGGGCATTTTTGTAATCTTTTAAATCCGCTAACGCCTGTGAAACAGCAACGTTGCTAGTCCAGTCGGTTTTGTTAAATATCTGACTCATTGCACGATTTGCGTCGCCCTCAGTCTGTGTTCCTTTTGCGGCTAACAAGATATTATTTCGTTCATTTTCTAAGAATTTACCAAGACTTATTTGCTTCAGAGTGTTGGCATCTTGTTTACCCGTACCACGCTGAACCCACCCAGCTAGGTTTTTACCTAAGTTAAACTCAATTTTATTGGTATCGACTTCTGTGATATAGTTATCAAGAGTAGTGTTTGTGCGTGTTAAAACATTGTTTGTTCTAGCCGCTGTAGCTATCTCTTTCACCGTACCGGCAGCTAGTGGTTTTTCAGCGCCTTCGCCTTTAGTACCTCCACCTTTAGCTCTTGCCTCAGCCAATCGAGCTTGTCTGTCTTTTGATTGAGTTAAAATCTGTAAAATCTTATCAGGAGAACCGTACTTAGTGACAACATTAATAATATCCTGCTCTGTTGCGTTTGGACCAAGTGCAGATAATTCTGCTCTTAGTTTTTCTTCTTGAGCTGCTGATAACTCCGCTTTAGCTGCAGCTCCTTCTGCTCTTTGAATGTCTCCTGCTGTCTTCTGACGGGTTAATCCAGCCTGTTCAATACGTTCTGCTTCACGAGCAGCCATCATTGCTTCTTGTGGTGCAAACGGCTGTAATGCACGGGCAAACTGTCTTGCGCCATCAGCAGTTGTTAAATCAAACTGTGAAGAAAGTTGTTTAATCTGAGAGATTTTCTCTAATTCAGGGTCGCCACCAAGCAATCCACTGATGCCACGACCTAAACCAGCGCTTCCTTGGTAAATAGACATCTTAGCTTGCGCTAGTGGGTCTAATTGTGCATAACGAAACGCATTAGATGCGTCCGTTGCTTGACGCTGACGCATTAATTGCTCAGGAGATACTCCAAATAAACCGCCTACGATTTCTGCCATGATTTTTCCTTACGCTAATCTTTCTGGACCGCTACTAAACAAGCTACTAAACCAACTGCTGCCAGCTCCACCGCCACCGCCCATTCCACCACCACTCATTGCAGAACCAGCACCACTAAGTGCCGTTCCGATTGGGCTATAGCCTTGGTATTGAGCGTAAGCGTTTGATGCAGCTTGTTGTGGCTGTAGATATAGTTGACCAGCTCTTGCACCAGCTTGTGCATATTGGTTTGCCAAGTCTTGACTTAACATAAATGGTTGTTGTCCTAACTGCTCTGTTGTACGCAACAAACCTAACTGCGCTTCTAAAGGACCATAACCAGCAGTTGTTAGTTTTGGAACTTGTCCAAGCAATTCTCCACCTGTGCCAAACAAACCAGCACCAAACCTAGCACGAGCCATACCAGCTTCGTCTGCTCTAGCAGCTAATTGTAAATTTTCTCTTGACTGTGCATTAAACAGTGCCTGTGCTAATGGATTAGAAGGTGCGCCACCAGTTCCTGTTTGTACACCAAGACCACCTGTACCACGACCAAAGTTAGTAGTTTGGAGTCGAGCCAAATCAGCTTCACGGCTAGGAGCCAACAAAGCCTGTTGTTGCGCCATGTAGTCTTGAGCAGCTTGCTGTGGCGAAGTCGCTAAGTACTGCTGTCCTAAATTAAACAATGATGCAGCACCGCCACTTAAAGGCGAAACCTGTTGCATAAATTCTTCAGGAGAATAGCCACCACCGCTGACAGGTTCTGCTGTAGCGGAAATCACAGGAACTTCAATTTGTTCACCAGAAGGACCATAAGCAAACTGAAAACCATCTTTAGGCATAACCGCAAGGCGTGGTTGCATTGGATTTGGGTCAGTTAAACTATAACCTGCAGGAAGCTGTGGGGTTTGTGTTGTTGTTCTTTGTGGAGCAGACCCAATAGAACCAAACAATCTGTTTTGAATAGCTTGTAGCTGTGGCGATAGTTTATAACCGCCCCTGCCTCCGTCAAACGTAGACGTACCGAAGTTAGTTGTCATCCCATAAGGGTTGAACTGAGCCATAGCTGAAGCACGTTCAGCAGCAGCTCTTAAAGCCTCTGCTTGTCCTTTGGCTGCGTCTGCGGCTTTAGAACCTGATATTAGTCCGCCACCAATACTAAGAATTGGACCTGCTATTGCTGCTGCTTGACCCATTATAGACTCCTACTATATATGTGATACATTTGATTATCCTGATTTATAAAATCTTGTTTAAATTCAAACCCGATTGACTTCCCAAACTTAACTAACTTCTTGTTGTCTTCATGTGCTATCGCTACTAAAGGAATAGCCACTAAGTGTTGTAATAAATTTAAATCTTCTAAATACTTTGCTTTAACTGTTGGTGTCCATTTACGAACATCTGTGTGAAACCATATCAAATCCGCATGAAGCTCTAACAACATTGTGTAGTCTTCACGAATGACGACTGGTACTTTAAAACTCAAGCTGTGCGCTTCCACATACGAACTGTAATGTATGGCTGTACGTTAGCATTAGTACCACTAGAACCAGTAGATGCGTTTGTTACAGAGATACCAGTCACTTCGGTACTTGTGTTAGACGACGCTAAGTTAATTGTTCCTCCGCTTACTGGTGAATTTGATGCAGTACCACCAGCAGTAATAGTATGAAAATGTCCCGGGTCAGTAACAGTTGCAGTGTGTGTATGAGACACAACAACAGCATCTTTAGAACCGCCAGTTTCTTCTAGTGTATCAAACAGCGCATCACTAGCATTAAAACCAACCATGACACGACCAGCACCGAAGGCTTCCCATGTACCAAAACCTAATAGTGTGTTTGGATTAGTAGATACAGCAGCGTTGACATAGATAGAACCTACTGGATATATCGCAGACAATGCAGCAGTTACAAACGCTGTAGTAGCTAATTGAGTAGTGTTTGTACCCGCAGACGCTGTAGGTGCGGTAGGTGTTCCTGTCAATCCAGCACTGTTAATATCTGCTTTTGATGAAATCGCATTAGAAACTGCAGTAAGTTCAGTATCAATTTCCGCACCTTTGACAATCTTACCTGCGTTACCTGTTGGTAAGGTATCCTTAGCTGTGAAGTTAGTTGATTTAGTATAGTTCGCCATGTGTTTTCCTTAAACTATTGTTTTACCTGCTTTAACGGCAACGTCTATCTTTTGAATAGACAATGGATTACCGTTGATGTCTGCTTCTAAGCCGAGTTGCATAATCGTGCCTTGTCCACCTGCATTGATGGAGAATCTATCAAGAACAATACCTGAACTGTATTCAGCAATATTGTACTCACCAATACCATATTCATAAACGACTGATGTGTCGAGTAAATAGGTAGTTGCTTGATAACCTTCGGTGTAGTCAAAACCCCACTTAACCGCAATCGCTTGGTTTGTACCGCCAATTAGAACCCAACCAATCTTCTTGAGAATCTTTAGTTTAGTTGCTGCGTCAAAGTCAAAGTAGTTAGTGTAATACTGTAAACGATAAGCTGTTCCGTTGTCAGAGTGTCCAAAGTACTTACCAATGTATGATGTCTGACCAATTAATAACTCTTTAGCCTGAGTAATACAAAATGACTTTGGTTGTAAACTATCCCAAATCGTTACTCTAGCTGAACCGTCTTGCAGACGTGAACGAGTGTCAAAGCAATATACAAAGCGAGTAGTGGGTAAAGACAATAAATAAATAGCATCTCGTTCATGATAAATACTTTTAACCTTACCTAAATCTGCTTCGGAAGCTATGTTGGACATCAAATCATCACGAACATTCTTAGAAATGTCGTTCATCGGTAGTGACTTCTCTTGAATCACACGAGCAAGGCTACGAACACCGGCATCAGACAAGAACAGAATATCTGTACCAATGTTCTGAACTGAATCACGAGCAATACAACCTACATTATAGATGATGTCTTGTAATACTAAACTACCTGTATCAATCGGGTTAGCGTAGATAGCGGTGTTGTTACGACCAAAGATAACTAAGAATCCATTATGCGCTGCGATAGCGACAATGTTATCGCCATTGGGAAACACTTCTTGTAGGTTTAAGTAACCTGCTGAACCTGTTGTAAAGTCAGAGCCACGTAGTAAATCGCTAAAGTAAACTGTCTGAGTGTCGCCAGCAATGTTACCAACCCAGATACGACCAAAAGCAGCTAATACTGCATTAGGTTTGAATGATGCGTTAGTGTGATTAGCTGGTAGTGTACCAACATCACTTATCTGTTGAAAGCCAAACGTGCCGCTATCGTGGTCATGTGGATTACCACCAGAGACAGGCAACTCATGCCACACCAGCATAGGATGTGCAGCTTGTGCTAAATAAGCATGAGGCTGAAAGTCATTAACATCGCCGTATGGCATTGCAGCCATCTGCCAGTTGTTAGCAGTTATCGTGTACGAAGCGTTTGCTGAATTTGTTGCATTTCGGACAAGACGCTGTGTAAGTGTTGCACGACCAGTGAATAACTTGTTATTACCAGCCGATATAATTGTATTGCTTCCACCATCTACTACCTCCATCATTGCTTCAATCGGATTAGAACCTAAGTCACTATTTGTTGCATTAAGTGAAGTCCAGCCCCGTCTTGCACCGATACGACCATAGCGGTCAATTACGCAGTTCTGTGCTTTTAATGCAAAGCCAGAAGACAGCGTAATGCTTGACTCTTGAAGATTGAGACCGTAGAATCCCGGTGCAGCAATCGAGGAAGTTTGTAGTGTACCAGCCATTAGACGGGATACCACGCTTCTTCTTCTACGTACCTAGCAGACTCTAAGCCAATCGCATCAGCAAGGCTTTGTTTAAACAGTGCATAGGTCTCTGCAGATTGTACACCGCCATCTTCACCACGTTCCGCTTGCGCTCTAGCCAATGCAGCAAGGATAACAGGCTCATGTGGGACTAAGAGTTTGTCTGCGTTGGTTACTAACTCGACCTGTGGACGAATGACGTTAAAACGAATGTTGTACACACCGTTA